CGGACCCCTAGCCCAGCCCATCCCACCCCCCGGCCAGCCGGCCGGCGTTCATGAGACCCACCGCGCGGCTCGCGCAGGTGGACGGTACTCCGAAGTTATGCGCGTGGCTGCTGAGTGCGTCGAAGATCGGCTGGCTGATGGCGACGTTGATGCACCGAGCCAGCTGAAGCTGGCCCTTGCTCACCACCATGCGCTCGCCCTCCGCGCAGCGCTCGGGCGACCAATAGTCGCCCACGACGACAGGGTACGGGCTGGTGTGCTTGGTGACCCCCTTGCACACCCTCGGCAGACCGCGCGCGAGTCTGTCGGCATACACGACTTGCTGCCCCTGCCCCTCCCAACGGCCCAAAAAATCCATCAATCTGACCGACGCCAGAACCAGCACCCCAGATGCAACAAGGGCGGCAACGCCGCCCTTTATTCTTCTTCCAGGTCGCATGATTCTTCATCCTCGTGCTGCTTCCCGGTGGCTGCAACCGTCCGTGCTATTCGCAGATGTTGCCACTTAAACCACAAGTTAACTAACAGGCCCACAACAGCAACTGCCGCACCCACGAGGGCGGCAAATTCATTGGCGGATAGTCCGAAGATCACGGCCCACCCGCTACCGACATACGTGACGTTCGCCGCCACTTTATCCACGATTGGCTGTGGCTCCATGGCTTCACTCCAAAACCGTCGCGCCATCATTGACAATCATCCGATGCGGCAGCGCATAACCATGCTTGTCCAGTGCGGCCCCTGCTCGCACCTTTATCAATCCGTTGCGCCCGAAGGCCAACGGGTGTCCTATCCGTACCGTTCCCGACTCGACAGTCGTTGTACCGATATAAGTATTCGCCCCGCTCACCGTCAAAATCACCTCTGGCTCCAAAGCGTAAGTCAGAAACACATACTCTTGAATGCCAACCAGTGAGATTGCAGCACACCCATACCCGATCTCGCTCTCAGCCGTAGCAATCTCCTGGCTACGCGCTTCAATGATGTCAAAGTCCAGCCCTAGCTGTGAGCCCTCAACGTAGCGCGCATACATTACACCGGCCTTGATACCATCACGGTCGTCGTAGAAGCGCACCTTGACCGCCTTCGTATACTGGCCCGCCACGATCTGCAGCTGTACCTCCTTCTGATCGTCGATTTTCCGAAAGTGAAAAACTCGCGCCCGGCGCCCGCTCCCTACCGAGGTGCCTCCCATCCAGGCATCGGACACACCCGTAAGTTCGGCTACCGAAGAAAACCGCGCCACCAGCTTCCCATCTGGCAAAGCAGGCAAGTAGCCCTTGACGCGACGAGACGGCCCTCCGGTCAAACGACCAGACAGACTATCCCCCCCCCTACCACCGCTGATCCGTGCCTTCGAGCCAAGCGAAAGCGGAGCACGTGTGTCGAACGGCTTACCGTCAAGTAGCAACCGACTGGCATGCCCTCCACTCTGTAGAGTCGAATCGGCCCACAGACATACACCAACCCCTATCATCAGACCTCCCCCGTGATATCCGTTGCCGTGGTGCCGGTCGAGAACACTCGCACGACACGCAAAGGATGTCGCCCAGCAGCCAGCGCGGCATAGGTGTGTTCAGTACCGTCGGCGAAGCGCACTCGCATGGATCCCGCCGCTCCAAGGTACAAGGCTCGCGTCACTTCACGAAGGTCTTGCGTATCGCTCGGAGTGACGGCGAAGGCGCTATTGACAGGCCCACCTAAGCTCGGCTGATACAGGATAAAGCGATCTTTCATCATGCTTCACTCTCAACACAAAAAAAGCCCCCTATGGGCCCGTTCATTCATTGGATTTCGGGTACCTATGCTTCACTGCCTTGCACTGATCGATCCAGCGAGCCACCTCATCGGGCAACGGCACGCCTGCCACCTGTAACGCAGCCGCCAGCTTCATGGCGGCGTCCAGCTGGTCACCGATAGGCGGATATGCACGCGCACGGCGCTCAGCGTGAGACGCCTTATAGCTGATCTTCTGCATGCTCGATCGTCCCTACCCAGTCCTTGTATGGCCAGCGCTTTACTGTGATCTGGTGTGTCCCCTCCTCCCCAAACTCCAGCTCCACGCGGCTGTCCGTCACCTCGTAGTAGCCGTCCTGGCCGATCATCAGATCCGCCGGCGCCTCGGGCGTGGCCGGCACGCCTGATAGCACCACGCCACGCCGAGTGATCGGGCTCGCTGGACGCGGCACTACCTTTCCATCGACCACCATGTAGTGATCGGGGCTGTACAGATCGTCTACTTCCAGAACCTGCAGCCCCATCGAACGCGCATCAGCCTGCGTACGGTGGGCCTGACCTTTTGTGGCCTGGTGAATGCGCCCGATCTGGTCGTACATAACAAAATGCCCCATGCGGGGCTTAAAAAATCCACTCATCTCATCACCGCTGGATCGCCAGCACTGCTACGCGGCCGCCTATGTAGTACGTACCATCGACCGGATGTCTGGCTTTGATCGACCAAGAGATCGTTTTCCCTCCCGGCAAGGCATCGCTGATCCAGGTAATCATGGCAGCCCCATCGGGAGGATTCGACAAAGCATTCGGGATGATCTCTCCGTCGATGGAAACAATGGTGTTACGCCCAAATGGAAACCGCCCTCCCGATTGCGCGTACTGCATAAAGACTACTACCGAACCGCCATAGGGCAGGTACAAACTACCGGTCGCAACAGTCGCCAACTCCGATCCCCCTCGCCCCAAGGACTTGGAGATGATGCTGTGAGAGCCTGTCACAACAGCACCAGATGCGAGGCGCAACGTATCGACCTGCGCGACACCTATATGGGCAGTCTTGACGTAGGCCGTGGTGAAGCTGGCCAGCTTCGCTATCAGAGACTCGGCGTTGATCCGATCGGCGCTCATAACGCCTACCACGATCTTTCCCGCGTCTAGGCTCTCGATCTGCGCACTCTTGATCCAGGCCGTCCCGATGAATGCCTTATTTAGGAAGGTTTGCCCATTCTGGACCACGAATGGCGTGGAAATCTTTCCGTTCGCTAGATTGAGGAAGGCGAAGCGATCCGCAAGAAAGTAGACCGATGTTTGCACCCGGCCGCGCTCATTCGTGTAGGCGCCGAGCGCCATGCCAGCCGCGTATACCTTGCCGTCTTGGGCGACCTGCGTCTGGACAGACCAGGTCGCCCGCAGACGTCCATCTAGGCTGGAAAGTGCCGTGCTAGTCTGCTTTACAGCCGTTGCACTCGCACCATTTGCTGCAATCGCATCTTCGACCCGACGAGCCAATGCGCCATCCTGGTTAAGGCGCTCCTCTCTTTCCTGATCCAGCTTCGCAGTGACCGTATTGATGTTGCGCCCCATCCCCGAAATGGTCTGCGTCAAATCACGTGTCAGCTGCTCCGGCCCGATCTGGCCACTCAAGTAGTCAAGAATCTTGCCCGCATCGCTACTTGCACTACCCGGCACGCCCTGCCCGTCGGGATACCATGGACCCACCTGTCCCGCCTCGTCGCGTATTCGCCCCCAGAACCAAATTCTCGTACCATGGCTCAGGCCGAATCGGGTAAAGCGGCTTTGAGGCAACCGAAACTCTCCCATCAACGAAGCATCCCCGAGGTTGGAAGTCGAAGACTCCCAAATCTCGACTGAGCTTATCCATGGGGCGTCCGGCACAGTCCACGCCAATTCAATCGCCATCACTTGGCTTACCGCCGTCAACGCGGAGAGCCTAGGCGGTGGTGCAGCGCTTGCGCTAACGTTGCCCTGCCAAGTCTTCCACGGCCCGGACAATGCGCCGACACCTCGAACCCGCACCTGCCAGGATCCCGCGCGAAGGTGGACCTCAAGACTCGGTAACTCGGCCATCCCCAGAGGCTGCCAATGTACGCCTCCATCGTCACTGGCTTCAAACTCGTAGCGATAGGCACCGGAGGCCGGCGTGGCTGATACGATCTGTTGTCCTGGTCGAGGAGCGGAAAACACCGTCACGCCATCAACAATCGGCCCCAGCGGTACGATGGGTAGCAAAGAAGGAGACGCGAACTCCGGTTCCTGCCCACCCAGTTCCGCTGTATGCACCGATGGTGCATAGTTCACCAAGTCCAGCGCCCATAATCCACCCTCGCTCGGCACCGCCCGCATTACCTGTGCAAGCAATGCCCGCCGCTCGCCTGGACCAAACGTGTAGTGGGTAGGCTCTTCAGTTTCCCCTGTAGAAATATACAAACCGTGCCCATCAACCAAATCCGCAATGCGCATCTCACGCTCGTGCGAGCCCGGCTCGACGCGAAAAGGTCCGGCGGGTCCGCCATCTCGGCCGCGCAAACTGATATAGTGGTTCTGGCCTTGCCACCACTGCAAAGGCTCGGACGTAGTAAGCAGAAGCGCACGAGGATCGTAGTCTTCCACGATTCCCGACAGCCCCCACTTGGGAACATCATGGCTGATCTCGACTAGATCGGCATAGCCCGGAATGGCTCCTTCCAGTTCCGTCTGAAAACTAGCAAAACGCCGCTGGTCCCGGTTGCGGGCCAATAGTGCCATGCCCTCACGCCATGCCTGCGCACGCCCCGTCACACCCACTAGACGCAACCGATAAGGCCGCCGTTTGGCCGCACCGGGCCAAGCACACTCCACCTCGTCGTCCTTCCACGTCCTCTCGTTGACGAACTCGACAATGATGTAGTCTGGGTCGTCATGCGCTGGAAACACATAGTCAACGGAGAACGAACGCGTCACAATGTTGGCGGGCGTAAACATCTGCGTTCGCACGGACTTGGGCTCATCTCTGATGACATCTATCACGCCAGCGTGATAGATCGGTAGCGCCCGCCCAGCACGGGCGATCTGCGTCACTGCTTCCCAAAATGTCGTACTGACGTCAAAAACGCCGTCGAACCAATCGCCCCGCTCATCCCAGACTTTTGCCAAGCGATAGAGTGCCGCCAGATTGATGCGGCTGTCCGGCAGTCCTCGTCCATACTCCCGGTCCGTGCACGCATCGGCGATCGCCCAGGCAGGATTACGAGTAGGTTTGAGGTCCTGGGACCACCCTTGGACCGGATCCCAGGTTCGCAACCGCCGGGTGGCGATAATATTGATCCGCCGCGCGGTGGTTTGGTTCAGATTACCCGTCGCGCGCATAGCTACCGCCAGCATCGTGACGTTTCCATAAGTCCGCTGAGATGGCAGGTAGGACCGCAACCCTAACCATGTCACGTCGCGGATCATACGGGTAGCGCGCTCAGCAAGGTGGCCAGAATTTCGCTCTACGCTAATCTCCCAGCGACCAGGCTCTACCTTGTACCGAAATGTCCGGTATTGGGGCGTAAGTGTTGCCGCGACAATGTTCTCCCTACCCAGAACGATCGTAGTACCAATCGGCTTTCCTGAATCATCGATTTGGCGCGCGTACACATTGACGCCGGTGCCAGCCGATTCCAACGTCCCATCATGCGCCGCGTAGAACAACCCCTTTGGCAGGAGGATATCTATAGCGATTTCACTAGCCAGGGTACCCGGCGGGTTTGCTGCGAACGGCCCTTTGGGCCCGGCTCCTTCCACATTGATCGCAGGTAACTCAATACCTTGTACTTCCGCAGAAGTGACGACATTGTCTGGAAACAGCGTCACCTGCCCGCCAGGCTCCACCACCTCATACTCGACCTCCGAAAAATTTCCTATCGGAGTCTCTTCGATTCGTATCTCTTCAATTTCATAGCGCCCTTGTCCAACGCAAAACAACTGGTAGAGATGGGTCTGATTGTTGACCATCTCCGTGTAGGGTTGCGCAGCAAAATCGAGGTACGAACGATACCTGCCGTAGCGAGCAGGTATGGCTTCCATTGGACGCGCCATATTGCCCTGTGCGCTTAACGTATAGGTGGGACTGGCTTTCTCACGCTGCAGCGAGCCTGGCAACCGTGCTGGTGGAAAAAGCGAGTTCACCACCATCCCACCGACCAGACCAACGGCCGTCGCCGCTCCAGCACCAACAGTC